CTAGATGCTAAAAAAGGCAGGTATGATTTTCCAGAACTAAAACAAGTTGCTATGGAACAATTTAAGTATTGGGATCCTGATACAGTGATTATTGAGTCAAAAGCATCAGGTCAGCCACTTACAGACGAGCTGAGAAAAATGGGTATACCTGTTGTAAATTTTAGTCCGTCAAAAGGAAACGACAAGCATACAAGGGTAAATTCTGTTGCACCTTTATTTGAAAGTGGTATGATATACGCTCCGAACCAGGAATTTGCTGAGGAAGTGATCGAGGAGTGTGCGGCTTTTCCATTTGGTGAACATGACGATTTGGTTGACTCGACAACCCAAGCTATCATGCGTTTCAGACAGGGTGGCTTTGTTTTACATCCTGACGATGAAAAAGAAGAACAAGTTATTAAAACGAAAAGGAATTATTATTAACCATGGGTGCAATAGGAAAAGCAATATTAGATGTTTTAAGAAGACTATACGGTAGTGAGTTTATTAGTAAGACTATCGGCACTAGAGCAAACGTGGTAAAGCCAAAAGAATTAGATACCAACGCACCAACAAAAAACATGTACTCTCCTGATGCTTTTAGAGATCCAAAGCTTCAAGGTATGATTGATGAAAAAATTCAAGAGTATGCTCCGTTTATATTCTCAAACAAAAATCAAAGAGAGTTAATGAACTATTTAGACAATGCTCAAAAATTATTAAAACAAAAGAAAAAAGATTTTGGTGTTACAGATCAATTAGAATCAGTTGGTAAAGAAAAACCTGAAGCAGATGTTCTTGATATTAAGACAGGTAAAAAAGCAGAGGGCATTGAAACATTAAAAGAAGATTTAGGTTTGCCACCAGAAGTAAGTCCAAAAACTAAAATGGGTAAAAATTTACAAGAACTTAAACGTACAATAAAAGAAGCTGACCTTGCAAGAAAAGACATGGATAAAACAACGGATCAAGGCCTGGAGGGTATATTTAGAACTTTTATGCAGCAACCTAGTAAAGATACGGTGATGGAGGGTAAACGAAGAGCTGTTATTAGAAAAATTTTATTGAAGGATGATAGAATTGATTTACCAAAAGAAGTTCGAACAAGTTTAGAAAACTACGACGACTTAAGAGGTGGAGGAACAAAAGAGATGGATCCGCTAACTATCTTTGATACGTATTACAAAAGAGATACTGATAAATTAGAAACACTAGATAGTATTATTGATACAGCAAAAAATGAAGTTGACGCAGCAGGTGAATTTAAGTTTCTTGAAGATGGTTTTGATTTAAAAAAACCAGAAAAAGATCTTGGAGATAAGTTAAAAGATCTACCTGATGACATTGACCCAGACGCTATGGCTGAAGGTGGCAGACCTGGTAAAGGTTTAGATTACTTGATGGGAGTATAATATGGCCGAGTTTGGAACACCAGAAACTTGGAACATGAAGGTGGGTGACTTTATTGAAACACAGTTACCAAAAGAAAAACCACAAGCACTTTTAGATTTACAAGAACAAAATAGAAAGCAAAGACTTTTAGATTCTTTACAAAAGATTGGTCCAGGTTTGATGGACGAGTCTTTAGATTTTATTAAAAGACAAAATCTTTCAACTGCAGGGTTGGTAAAAACTTTATTGAAAAAAATTCCTCCTTATCAAGGTGCAGAAAAAATTGGAGTATCTACAAAAAAACAAAGAGGGCCAGAAAATAAATTTATGAAAGCTTTCTTAGAGTATGCGAATAAAAAATTTGATGGTAATTTTTCTGCAGCTGCAAGATCGATAGGTGAGAGTAGAGAAAAAATAAGAGGTATTTTTGATAGAGTTAGATTATCTGAAACTGGAACACGAGCAGGAGCTAATGTTGGAAAAGGTTCTAGAGTAACAACTACAATTCCAACACCAAAAAATTTAATACCTTATTCCGAAGCAACTACAAAAGTAAAAGCTGATCAAAAATTTTTTAAAAATAAAATTAAAAATTATGACAAAAATAAATTTTATAATGCAAGAGATTTAGGAAATATTTTAGGTTTTGATTTTACAGGTAAAAAAGATCTTTACGATAAATTTACTGCTGATTTAAGAAGATTTGGTGTGGAAAAAAAACAATTTACAGAAAAAGGTTTAGGATCGAAAAAATATAAATTAGGAGATGTGGTTAATAAACTTACAGAGGGTTATAAGAAAAAACTTGTTAAAGGACAAAGAGTTGCTGCAACCGAAAGAGATAAAATTGATGCAAAGTTAGATCCAGATTTAAAACAATTTTTAGGTAATTTTAGACAAACAACTAGAAGTATATCTAAAGAAGAGGATATATTTATCCCAAATGCAATAGAAGATGTAGGTCATCCTTTGTCTATAAAAATTACAGATAAGTATCCAAAGTTAACAAAAAATTCTAATATAAATAAAATTAATACTTTAACTTTTCAAGATCCAATAGTTAATCAAAATATATTGGAAGCAACAGGATATGAGTCTAGCCATGATATTTTATTAAAAAGGTTAAATAAACTTGTTGATAAAAAAATAGGACCTAAAGAACTAGAAGAGTTACAAGAGATTAAAAGCACAATGAATGCTTTACATTCTAAAGCTGTAGATGATGTCGCAAATTTATCTAAAGAAGGAACAACTCTTTATAACCCTAGAACTAAAAAAACTACAACATATCAGGGTAAGTATTTTAAAGGACAAGAAAACAGGATACCAAAAATAGATATTAACATTCCAAAACAAGGACAAACTTTTAAATCAGAAGATTTATTTGTTGATATGTCAAATGTTAACCCTGCTTTTAGAGTGGGTCTTGTAGATCAAATAAATCCTAATGCAAAATCTTTTAAAGATTTAACTAAAGATCAAAAAGAAATTTATAAAAGAAATGTATTAGATCAAACTAAATTTAATTTAGAAAAGTTTTATACAAAAGCAGGTTTTCCAAAAGAACAAATTGATGAGTTAAAAGATTCTTTAGAGTTTGGAACTTCATCAAAATTAGGTATAGCAACGACTGGTGTATTAGGGCTAGGATCAACAGCTGCCGCAGCAGATGAGGGTGACGGAAACTTTATTTCTACCAAAGATGTTGACGGTAATTTAATGGCAATGGAATTACCTAAGACAGATGCAGAAACTTTAAACGAGTTTGCTGAAGAAGAAAGAAGTTTAGCAGGAGACATTGGCGCTGGAGCTGGCCTTACAACAGGTGCAGCGATTGGTTCTAAAGCAACACGAGCTGATCCACTTAAAAATTTAAGACGTTTTGGAAAAAAAGGTGCAATGAATCTTTTAAAAATTTTAGGAACACCAGCAGGAGTAGCAGCTTATGAAGCTGGATTAATTCCAGGACTTGAAGGAGGAGTTGTAGATAGATTAAAAGAAGGTGATTCTGCAGAAGATGTACTTTTAAGAAGTCCAACAACATATGCAGGTTTACCTCTTGCAACTTTAGGACAAGAATTTTTAAAAACAAGACCTGCTCTTCAAAGAATACTTAATCTAGGATTGTCTCCTAAATTAGTTAGAATGGGAACACCTGTCGGTATAGGTCTTATGGGACTTACAGCTCTTGCAGATTCAGCATTAAGGTTTCAAGAAGAGTTTGATGCTTTATCACCAGAAGAGCAAAAAAAATATTTAGAAGAACAAGAAAAATTTGGAGAAGATGTACAAGGCGCAGCAGAAGGCGGAAGAATAGGTTTTGCTGATGGACCAAAAGATCCTAGCAAAAGAAAATTTATGAAGCTTATGGGTATAATGTCATTATTGCCTTATGGTATAGGTAAACTTGCTAAACCAGCAGCAAAAGTTGCACCTGCTGTGTCCGAGGGAGTTAAACTTGGTATGGATAAACTACTGTTACTTGTAGATAAAATTAAAAAATTTGGTACAGATGTCAGTTCTAAATTTGGCACTAAAGAAAGAGAAAAGGTGATAACTTATGAGGGTAAAGATGGAAGCCAATACGATCTTTATGAAGATCTCTCAACAGGAGACATTAGAGTCGAAAGAAACAAAACTGGAGTAGGCTCTTCTGGAGATAAGACCTTTGATACGATTGAAGATAAATCAACTTTTGAGATTAGAAAAGGTGAAGAATTTGTTAAAGACGAAGGTCTTGAGACTCAAAAAGTTATTAAAGCCGATGATGAATATGATGAAGGTAAAGCTGTGTTTGATCAAGACGGAACCGTGGCTGATTTTGATGAGGTTGATGATAGCACGATTAAGGCAATAGAAGATGAAATTAACTAAGACAATACCCCCTAAATCAGGTCCTCAGTCTGAGGGGTTGCTTATTAATTATAATACTGTTAAACCTGTGAAACTGGAGAAAATAAATGGCAGACATAGACAAGTCTCTTCCAAACGTAGAGCAAGAGATAAAAGTACCATCACCTGAAGAAATAGAAGTTGCTGCGCAAGATGAGCAGCAAAAGCTTAACGAAAAAGGTGAACCTGTAAAAATTACAGAGAATGAAGACGGCTCTGTAGACGTAAACTATGATCCGTCAATAGCTTCTATCGAAGGAGAAGTAAATCACTACGATAATTTAGCAGAACATTTACCTGAAGATATTCTTGGAAGACTCGGAACTTCTTTGTATCAAAATTATCAAGATTATAAAAATTCTAGAAAAGATTGGGAAAGAGGATACAGAGAGGGTTTAGATCTTCTAGGATTTAAATACGACAACAGAACAGAGCCTTTTCAAGGTGCATCAGGTGCAACACATCCTGTATTAGCTGAAGCTGTCACACAGTTCCAGGCGTTAGCTTACAAAGAATTATTACCAGCCAATGGCCCAGTTAGAACACAAATTTTAGGATTACCAACACCTCTCAAAGAACAACAATCACAGAGAGTAAAAGATTTCATGAACTATCAGATCATGGAAAAAATGAAAGACTATGAACCAGATTTTGATTCTATGTTATTTCATTTACCTTTAGCAGGATCTGCTTTTAAAAAGGTGTACTACGATGAAACAGCAAAAACAGCTGTTTCTAAATTTGTTCCCGCAGATGATTTGATTGTTCCGTATACAGCTACCTCATTAGATGATGCGGAGTCGATCATTCATCGGGTTCAAATATCTGAAAACGAATTAAGAAAACAACAAGTCGCTGGTTTTTATAGAGACATAGAATTAAAACCAGGACCAGTGAATGAGACAGAGGTTGAAAAAAAAGAGCGAGAACTTGAAGGTGCAACTAAAGGTCGAGACGAAGATATTTTTAATTTATTAGAGTGCCATGTTAATTTAGATTTAGAGGGATTTGAAGACATGGGACAAGACGGTGAGCCAACAGGAATTAAACTTCCTTATGTTGTAACCATTGAAGAAAATTCTAGAGAAGTTTTATCAATCAAAAGAAATTACGAAATAGGTGACCCTTTAAGAAAAAAGATAGATTATTTTGTACACTTTAAATTTTTACCAGGGCTTGGTTTTTATGGTTTTGGTTTAATACACATGATTGGTGGATTATCAAGAACAGCTACGGCTGCATTACGACAACTATTAGATGCAGGAACTTTATCAAATTTACCTGCAGGTTTTAAACAAAGA